GTAGCTGATATAGCAGTTCCTGCTGTTACTGAGGGAGAAGCTGCTGTTGTTCCAAGTGTGCCATCTGCTTGCACAAAATATGTTTGCCCTGCTGTGAGGCCGCTTTGGTTTCTGTCTATTGTGTTAGTTGTGTTTATTGCTGCACTCTGAGTGGTTGCAAATGCACCATCTGAGAAGCCTATGAAGTTTTCTGAGGTGATGTTGGTTATTGAAAAATCAGGATTGTAAACATTAGATATACCATGACTACTAGCTCCCTCATAAGCAATCACTATTCTGTCATTAGTAGTATCTTCACAAAGCCCCCAGTAATTTGTATTACCCCCATTACGCACATTTAATTCACTGCCAACAGAAAGAGTTGTCCCTGAAATTGTTCCTACTTTTAAATCCCCTTTAGTGTTGTCCGTATCAGAGTATAAAAATATTATTTGACCACCTGAACTAAAACCTTGTACACCAACCATATCAACTGTGTCTGTGGTAACTGTTACTGCTGTGGCAAAAGAGATGGAGTTGTCTGATGAGTCCACTGTACCTACAGAAGCTTTTCCGTCACTACTGTCTCCCTCATCTCTATAAAATACAACTACTTTTTCTGAGGCACTGTCATATCCAATTTTATTATTATTTTTTTGTGCGCTAGATGTTCCATATGCAACTGCACTTCCAAAGCTAATACTTGTACCACTTACCGCCCCTACCACTGCATTAGCAGTGGAGTTGTCTACTTTTCCTGCTGCAACAATTCTTGATGCTGCTGCGTGATAGACAGCCGTTCCGTGAAGAGCACCATGTCCTGTACTTACTGCAGACCCAAAGGAAATACTTGTACCGCTTACTGTTCCAACTATGGCCTTACCAGTACCACTTGAGTTTCTATAGACTATAACTACTTTAGATGTGCTAGTATCATAAACAGCATTAATCCATGTTGTTTCTCCAGTTTGAAATTCAACCGAAGAGCCAAAAGATATATCAGTTCCACTTACTGTTCCTATAATAGCCTTACCTTTATTACTATCATTTATGTCTTGGTAAGCTATAACTATTTTTCCGTTTGCAGAGTCAAAACAAGCAGAAATATACTGAACAGCAGAACTTATAAAAGTAACTTCTGTGCCAAAAGAAATAGAATTATCTGAAGAGTCTACCGTACCAACTCTAGCATGTCCATAACTGCTATTACCACCATCACTGTACGCTACAACAACTTTGTTGTTTGTACTATCAAATGCATTTGCTACAAAAGATGTACTAGCAGCATTAAAAGTAACGTCAGAACCAAGATTTTCAGAAGAAGATGTCTCAACAACAACACTCACAGTTCCATCAGAGTTTACAATAACAGCTTTACCATCAGTCAAAGCACCAGAAGCTACTGCCCTGACCTGACCATCCTTTGCAATATTACCGAAAGCTTTCATTAAGCTACTTTCTATTAAGCGTCATCTATTTCTTCATATGAAAGAACAGCAGATAGATCTCCTGCTGCACTTGCTTGTATCTTGAGTATGTCACCCTCATTTAAATACAGTCCCATGTTCTTATCTATGGGTAGCAATGTGCTATCAGCCGATACTGTGATTGTTTTAGCTATGTAATAATCAACGCTAGATCGTGTAATCCACACTGAAATATCAGCAGAATTAGTGCCATCTATGTTAGCTATTACTAATGAATTAATTTTACATAACTTATCTGATGCACACGTTAATAAACTAACTGCGCTTGCAGCAACATCAGCATCTAAAACTGTTTGAGCTAAAATACTAGTTACTGCGACTACATTTGGATTTGCCATGAAAAACTCCTATATTATCCAAACACCATTGCCATAGCAATCGCCTTACCAGTTGATGCTTTAGCGTTTAACTGAGTTTGTATTGCGCTAGTTGTGCCAACTAAATAATTAAATTCAGCAGTAGACACTGTCGCGCCATCTAAAATTTCAAACTCAGTATTTGTTACACCCCCTAAAAGCGTGTCCAAATTCGTCCAATTTGTATTTAAAAAACCACCCCAGGCATCTTCATCACCGCCAACGGTAGGTAAGTTCCATGAATAATTAGTTGTTGATGCTGGCATTTATGCGGCCCTTTCTAAATAATCTGCTTCTGTCCAAGTTGTACTTGGGTTTGATACATCCGTCCATGTTGTAGTTGGATTTGGCGCATCTAACCATTTATACCTTGATTTAATCGTTACTGTTGCAGCTACGTTTAAACTAGCAGCCATTAATCTGACGCGATTATACTCTATATTTACGCTAGATGATAGTGCAATATTTGCCTGACCCACAACATCTATGACACCGTTAGCTGTCATAGTAGATGTTAAGGTGATATTTGACGCTGCATCTGCAATGCGAATACCAGCACTTGTGACGTTACAAGCAAGGTTAATTGCAGCAGCGCCCTCTTCTACACTGTGGTTAATACCATAAATATATGAGCCATATGTGTTTTTACCGTAACCTGGTCTAAAACCTGGTACTTCTGGATATTCTACCGCAACCGTTACAACAACGCCCTGACAGACAATATTAGCAGCAGCCGTTCTTACCTTAATTGCTGATGAAGTTGTGGCAGATGTACACGTTGTGGCAGAAGCACCACCAATAATTGTATCAGAATTTGCAGTTACACTTGACGTACAAGCTACAGTAGAAGCGCCTGACTTAACCTGTTGCAAAGAAGCTGTGACAGAACACGCTGTAGTTGCCGTAGATGCACCTTGAAATACTTTAACCGCTGTTGCTGTTGCAGAGCAAATTGGTGTAATACTTGCTGCTGCGTCAATTACAGAGCCAGATAAACCGTAAGTATCCTGACCATATAAAGCATCACCGTAATTAGCGCGGTAAACAGTCATTAGGCTAACGTAATGTCTAAGTCACCTGTTGGTATGCGGAAAACATCACCGTCATTAATTGCTTTTGCAACTGTTAAAGCACTATGAACAATCATTGTACCACCACTGGAAGCAGTCATTACCGCCATGTGTGTTATTGTTCCCCAATTGCCGCCTGATGCTGCTGGAAACTCTACCGCCCCTGAGTTAGTTGCTAAATCATTAGATACGCTAAAAGCTACCGCTGTTCTTGCGTAACCGTTACCTGATATTTCATTTGCTGTAGAACCGCTATCTGTTGGATCAGCAGTAAATAAACCAACATACCAAGCTGTAGGGCGTGTTACACTGGTGGCAGTGAAAACATAATTTAAAACATGGGTTTCAAAAGTATTTGTAAAAGACATATGGCTTTCCCTTAAATCAATCTTTGTGCATTATACACCATTTTTATATTAATAACTAGATATGATAATTCTGCGACCAGAACCACCATAACGTGTGTCATCTGATGCAACTTGCAAAGAATTTAAAGCGTTTGTATATAACGCGCCCCAAGTCTGTGTTCGTGCATCATCTAATAAATATGGTGCTGATTGCATCAACGTGCCATATAAATACAAATCTGGTTCATCTTGTAATAACCAGTTAAATGTCGTGGTATCACTCAGTGATGGTATTCTTTCAAAAAAAGCAAGCTGCATTGGAAACTCACCTGACGGTGTAGGAAATACTTCTATTGCATCACCAATCTGAGAATAAAACTGTGGAACACCTACTGCATCACTATTCTTTTCACGTTTTTGCAGCATATCTTCAGGTCCAATATAGTCTAATTTTACCGTAGAAGAATTAGTAATATTAAACCGCATTGTCTCTAACCAACCGTTAGGAACTTGCACATAGCGACTATCTAATGTTGCATCCATACGTTCAATCATTTTGTAATGTCTTAATTTACGGTTTATATCTGTTTCTGCTAGTGAAATAAAATCAGGAATAACAGCAGTTAAATCATCGCGGTTAAGCCAATTAGCTACGGCTGTTTTAAGCTCTGCGTAAGTTGTTATTGCCATTAGTAGCTCCTAGTAAATTCCTGGTGCGTTAGCTTTTCTAGCACTATCTATCATACTTCCACTAATTCTGCCACCTGAAAGAAGTTCATGTCCATATCTCAATGCTGCACCACGACCAAATCTTTTTTCTATTTCTACAAATGTATCAGCTATTTCTACTGCACGATCATCCATAATTTGTTTAGATGCTTCTGGTGACATCTCGTATTGTTTATAATCAGGTGAGGTAGGAACTAATAAACCGCCAGTGCCTTTTGCACGTTGTTTTTCTGCTTTATCTACAAACAATAAATTAGCTGGCACACCGCCACCGCCTTGATCTAAAGTATATGAAGGCCCAACTTTTTCTACATATGTGTCATAAGTTCTATGAATATCATCTGTCGTATCCATTAATCCTTTATCATAATCTGGGAAAAATCCACGATACCCTGCACTTAAAAAGTCTCTACCAATTAAATCTGGATTAGCCAACGCAACTCTAATTTGACCGATGTTTGGCACACCAGCTTTTTGTAATGCATCCTTATCTAAGCCTTTTATAAATGCTGCACGTTCTGATCCTGTTGGAATACTTGCAATATATTCTGCCATGTAATTTGGGTCTTCTACAGATTTAAAATTTTCAAACGGATAGACCGTATAGTTTTTTGTTTTTGGATTACCACTTGGTAATAATATTTCGTTACCGTTACTATCTACAACTTTTTCACTTTTAGGTACGCCAATTTTTCTAATCTTTTCGTTTATCATTGGTATTTTGTCACGGAGTATTGGGTTACTATTACTTGTCATAGCAGCCCTAAAAGCTTCACCAACAGCTTCACCTGTATGCTTTGCAAAATCACCTGACTTTTCAGCCATATTTAGAAAAGTAAAAAACGCATCGTCACTGCTTGCAGCTTCTTGCAATTGCGCTGACATTGCAGACCTTGCAGATGCATAACCGTAAATATCCATAAATTCCGCACCAGCTTGAACGTCTACTGGATTTTCCAAACGTAAATCCCCTATTTGCGTAACTGTTTTTCTAGCTGTCGGATCACCCACTAATCCCATAATAGTTTTACCAGCTAAATCATTGTAAGTTATTGGCACTGGCGGTGTCATTTCTGTTGACAATAAACCTCTACTATAATGGTCATCTATAATACTAGATCGTTGCCCTTTCATATTAGAAAAATTTGCGCCTTTACCTTCAAAATTTTGACCTGTAATTTCTCTAGATGATGGCTCGTTACCCATATTTTTTCGCAAGTCAGAACCAATCATTTCATATGCGCCACCCAGACCACTGCCCATAACAGGAACTTCACCAGGTTGCGTAAATCTTTCTACTATATCGTCTGTAATTGCTTTTTGCGCTGGTGAGCCACCTAACAGCCCTTCCATAACGCCCTGAACAGGTGTGAGATAGCCTCTAGCAGCCAATGCAGCAGGGGTAAGAGCAAATGCCATCTCCATACCCATATCTAACGCTGCACGTTTCCTAGCCTCTGCTGTTTGCTCTGGGTCAAACACAACGCCACTTGCCGCCATGCTATCTGACATACCTTGTATTGGATTTACTTGTGCTGCAAATTCTGCTGCTGGACGTAGGTTTGGTGGTGTTAAATACTCTAATAAACCACCGACTGCATCATCTAATGCTCTGCGCCTTTTCTGCCCAGCTTCCCTTGTAAAGAAATCAAAAATACTTTCAGCCACTACCACTTAACCCTGTTAGCCCAATATGCTGCTGACATTTTGCCTTTAGCTATATTACTGGCGTGTCTTTTTTTAAAGCTTCTTGATCTTGCTGTATCACCTTTGTCACCTGATACACCCTGTTGACCAAATCGTATTGTTTTCACCTTGTCACCTTCTTTTGCCACAACAACGTGTGACTTGGTTTTGTGATTAGGTGTACGCTTTGGCTTGTTGTAGCCGCTGACACCCGCACGGGCTAGTCTAGGGTCTTTCGTCATTAGAAGAAACCACCCCGAAAGTTTTGCTTGATGATGTTCTGACCTAGCATCTGGTACATCTTCGGTTCTTTAGTCTTAAAGTAAT